CTCGGGGTTCGTGCTCTTTTTACATAAGTGAGGTGTTTTCAATACCCCACGAACATAAAATTCGGAGGTTTGTGAAAACTCCAACCCGTACCTCTGGTTGGCGTCCCGTGTTAATTGTGATAATTCATGGTAGTTCGGCCTACCACCCGAGTGAAACAAGTTCCTCAGATTTAATAAGTCCCATAAAACTAAGTTCTATGAACACTGCGTCCCGGGGTTCGTGATGCCCCAGAGAACAAGTCTCCCGCTGTCGGAACAATTTATATGCAGTAGTTCTTCTGCCTTTCATTTTTATACTTGTTTTGTCAAGTAGCCAATTGAGGATGGCCCAGTCCTCGCACTTTTATAGAGGTTTCGAACTCTCATTGCCCCCCGCAGGGAGCGATGGCCATTTCTGGTCTTACCCACTCTTGATCTTTTTGGGTGGTGGCTTTGGGGCGGGGGTTCCTTTAGAATTATAACTTGGCGCTGGGGCCTTCTTATCCTTCTTCTTGTTTCCCACCGTTTGGCCAACCACTTTTGAAATTTGGTGGGCCCCCTTAAAGAACGGCGATATCGGAGATAGAGTTTTGAAAATTGGAGTAGCGTAGCGCGTAACGTTTTTAATGACGTCACGAAACCACTCCCCCAGCGGATTTTCCCCTTGAGGAACACCCACTGGCATCTTACCCATAACTTTCGAATATAACTCCAATGCGCACGGATCATAAGGGGATGATGGTTGAGCCAGGACAACGAGTTGCTGATCTGCTGCTGTCGGAAATTTCTCCACATAAAACTTCGCGCGAACCTGTAGGGTAGTGTCGTTAGACAAACCCGTAAAGTAAGCGCCGCACATATTAAATGGGGCAACGTAAATGGGCGTCGCCGTGTAGGTATTAACCCCTTCTGCAGGGGAAAAACTCACAACGGGGCTCCCTATTAAATTGCCAGTTCCGCCAGAAAAAGTAGTACTCGCTTCTGCTGAGCTAGCTATTGCAAAGGCCGGTTGCTTCGCTGGGTTTTGGATAGTGTTCATCGTAGAAACTAGATAGACACCATCTGCCGCCTTCCACTGGGTAGAACCCGGTAACAACATCGCTGCTGCTATCGTCCCAGGAGGCTGAACCATATTGTAATGGTCAAAAGTCCCAGTTACTGTTGCTGACGTATTTCCAAAGGTGGAAACCTGTGAACAATCAGGCGCGGGTGTTGGCTGTCTCCAACACGTCACGTTACCCTGAATATTGAGCTGGGAGGTGGAATTGACCACCTCTAGACCCATGCCCACTATTCTACAGTTTCCTGCCATATAGTTGTCCGCCAGTTGCAAATTGACCTGATCATAGATAACTTCAGACGAATTGCCATACGTCTCCACACCTGGTCCCGCCGCTAGAGCTGTGATACCACCTATATTATAGGGCGTGATACCAGTCGTCGACGGGATTTGGTAGTAGCCATTTGACAACTCGTTGTACAGAATTCCGGTTGCAAATTGATTCATCAGAGGCCACATAACCACGTTCACATCCCAGTTCCCTTCAATCGCCTCGGGGGCGCCGAATTCTTGCTGGACTTGCACTACCTGTAAAACACTACGAGCTTCATTAGTGTCTGGGTAGCCACAGGCTTGGAAGCCTTCATCGTGGAACGGGTCAGTGGCCGAGATAAACCAATTCTTGCCTTCCCGGCTCAAGCATCTTCCTTGCTCCAACTTATTAAGTTCGGTGACGGGATTTTTGGTCCCGCCGACCGATGTCATAATAGTTGGGAACGTTTCGACTGTTAGTGCCTCCATTGGCGTACGTCTCTTTCTCACCCGTGTTGCAGCTGCGTCCCGAGAAAGATTCATATGCCAGGTAGTGACGTCTAGCATCGCGCAAAGTGGGGACCGGTAGATCATCGGGCCACAACCCGCGTTCCCGAAGTCTTTCGATCAAATGCGCCATCGCATCAGCTCTCTCAGAAAAACACAAATTATGAACGAGACCGAGTATTCGCTCGGCTCGCTCACGATCAGTAATTCTCCCCCCGAGAACTAACACAGCGTACATCATCCGATCACAATCGTACTTCGGGACATAGCAGGTCTTAGTACCCTCTGTCCATTTCGCGTTTTGAGCTCCTAGAAAACGAATTTCAGAAATATCTTCCGTAAGATGATAATCCTTAATCTCCATCCCTACTAGCTTAAACGTTTCTTCCAGATCCTCTTTTTGCACGAATCTGGGGTCGTCAGTTGACCCCATGATGTCATCCGAGTACACCGAGTTCAAGCAACTCGACATACAGTGGGCGTAACTAGGCTTCAAACCAAGCTTCCGGCAAACACGCAAATAATGGACAAACAACAAATAAATATGAGCTATTGTATTGTTCGTCGATGTTCGCAGTCTACCAGATTTTTGGTCCAAACTAGTCTGACACACCCATCCATCCCAGTATAGTTCGTAGGCAAAACAAGCCTGCTCCCAAAGGAAATCAAGGTCTGCAACATTGATATCCGCATCGAGAGCATAAAACTTTCGTCTGACTCGTTCTACTACAGCGTCTAGTCGGGGACCATAACCTTTATCCCAAAACCCCACATCCCACATATAGTGGTAGCGAAATTTTAGGTGTCTTGTCATTAAATGGTCCCAACCCCCGTTTTCTTTCATGAATCCCAACATTGACCAAGGAGTTGACCCATACCGAAGAAGTTCATCATCTTGTGTTTGAAAATAAACTTTCTCCAGGCATAGGTAATCGATGGGCGGATTTCTAAATAATCGGATTTTGTGGTTATTAATGTTTTCCCTAGTCAAATACTCAACCTTAGGGGTCACCTTCCAAATAGGGCAGGGGCGGTCAGGAACACCTCGCTTACAATACTCACGTAAGTAATCGAAATGCTCCCAAACGCAATCACGCTTGCTCATTTTGAAAGGAAACCCTGCTGATGCATTTGGAGTTAACTTTATATTTTCCACAGATGTGGGGTAAAACTTGCCCAAGAAATCACCAAAATAATTTTCCAGGTAGCTTTCCGCCATTTTCTCATCCTCAGAACTGATTAAATAGACCTCCGCCCGATCCCCCTTTTTCAACGAATTTCTCACGTTAAGATCACAGGCGCGCACTATACCGTACCCCTCAGGGATTTCTACTCCAACCTCATTCAAAATTTCTTTTGAAATGAGGTCTTCATATCCGTAACTTAGTTCATGCTCCAAAGGGAGGTAATGATCTAAGTGTATGATAGGAGTCGCCACTTCCACCGGAGGTGGGTATGACGACTCCTGGATGCCAGGCAAGTAGCGGCTTATTTCTGGCCTGCCGAGGCCGTCCCAGAAAAAAGCTGTGCCACCAACGACTGAGTAAACATCACACTCGCGTTTGTATTCGGATGGGCTTGAGAGAATCCTTCAATATGGACCCCGACTACAACTCCGTTTTCATCAATGACTGGAGATCCCGAGTCACCTTCTTCGGTTGTTGCAGTATGTTCGGAGCCACGTTCTGAAAAACTCATAATCTGTCCCATCGTTACTTTCCATTCAGGACTTGCTTTAAAAAACCGGGGTATAAATATTGGACCCGTCCTACTAATTCCTGCTTTGTAAGACGGCATTGTCAACCCTTTAAAACAAGATTTCGATATACGAACCATATCTAATTTCTCATCTTTAACAACCACACGTTCCATTTGCCCTTTTTGGGGGTAATAGTATTGTGCCTGCGGTTTATAAAAGAACCTGATGGCGTAACCTTCAACGACATGATATGCAGTATAGATATGAGAACCACACGCAAATGCGTTCCCATGTGCTTCCC